CGTAAATATACAAAACGATGTCAGCCGACTGTTCCCTCAATACAGAGGGTCTGGTCGACCGGCGAAGTCAAAGTGAACAAGCGGGGAACCCACTTGAAAACCGTAACTAAAGTCATCTCCCGCCGCAAACTCCATTTCGCCTGTGGGGGGGCTTGAACCTTCAAGAGTAGAAACTCCAAAATCGCCAATAACACGAAAAGCTGTTGCTGAGTACCAAGGTACTTCCAACACAGTACTGTTCGTGTAAGGAAAAAGGGTCAAATGGGCATTTCCTCCTTGTGTAACAAGGTAACCATTCCAAGCCAAAGTCCAGGTATAAGGACCTGGGGCCGTATTGAAATCAGGGGGATTCATCAGAACATTGACTCGCCAAGAACCAGCCCAGAACGCATATATGTAAGACAAGTACCTCACATACCAATTATAAGTTGCAACGGTGCCAAAATTGACCGAAGACAACATAGGTACTCCAGCACTAAATCTCTTAATCAACAGTCGAAGGGACAAAACCCTCTCGCCCATCGTGGACATATGCGCCCAGGCACTAGGCTTCTCAATTGCTCGAAAAGTGCCCAGAGACTTTGAATTCAAACCATCCTCAGTCTCATCATCACCAAAAGGACCTCCCTGCGCAACAATACGTGCTTTAGCTTTTCTCTTAGACACAGGCCTCTCGGGCACAGGAGTAGGTTCAGATATTTGCGGGTGGCGACCCGGCATAGCAAATTCTATGTCGCTGCCGCCAGATTGGTAAACTACCACCGCAATAGCTGAAGGGACTACTCCACTTGAGTCCGTAAGAGGATTGATTACATTGATATAAAGCACTCCTGTAGTAAGGTCACTGGCATTAAGAACCGTACCAAATTGGGCAAAATAAACTTGCGTAAAAGGCGTTCGGGCACAATACGGAACTTCGAACTCAATCGAAGACTGTCTCGTAACGTCCCAAATCAACCTCTGTGATAACGCATCCTGCGAAGGACTCGAAGGAACCGCATTATTATAACCCATCTGCCACACAATTTCCAGCATACCAGTATGGAAAGCAGTCTTAGCAACTGCAATCCTATACCTCATCGAACCCCTCCACATACGAAACGTTCCCGCGACGTAAGTGACTGCACTCGGATACCCGTCACCGGATGCATCCGTAGTAACCACACCTGGCATAACATTCCATGAAGCTAACGTCGTGCCAGGTGCGTTGACTCCGTCCCAGAAAAACATTCCTAGAACACCCATTCTGCTAGACACTTCCGCTATCGACATCTCATCAGCCAACGACCCAAAAATTGTTCTAGGAACAATAGTTCTTTGGGCCTGTACAACCGCCAAACGAACACTAGGAATATTCGTAATCATATGCGCTTGTGCAAAGTTAGCAGCTGCCATGTAACAATCAATATGCGTACTAGGTGGGGGAACTGAAAAACCATAGAGCATGGCAGCCTCCCTTGCGAGGGGCTCCACACGCTCCGCAAAGTCTGCTATGGGGCCGAGAATACACTCTTCGACACTTTCAATACAACCGCCAATCGTCTCAAGACTAGCAGCTATTTGATTAAGCCAATCGGGTGTGTTCTCCTTCTTCCATTCAAACTTGCTCCTCTCTAACTCACCTTTGTAGTCAGCAGACACTGAATCAGATTTTTTAGTTTTAGTCTTCGGCCCTTGAGGGGTCAAAGTGAAATTCGTAAAACCAACTCCTCTTAATTCAACGTCCTCCAACCACGTGTAAATTGTAAAAGGGACAGTAGTGCTAGGGGCCGTTAAGCTCCACAAACTAACCGTTCCAAAGTCAAAATTATCATGATAATCCATTATATCAGTGGGATTAACAAAATCCTCAACCATAGACCAATTACCAGGCATAACTTGGTTAAACCTGATAATTGCCGATCTGGCTGAGCTGAGATCCATCTCTGTACACGGATCATTTGACGCTTGAAACGAATCAGCTGCAGGCTGAGAACCAGGCCTAAAACTTAGCAAAAACTTACCAGTTACAAAAGGACCAGAAGCTACGGTTACTTTAACACAAAAAGTACACCTAAAGAAAACGGTATTAGCCAATTTCGCTTGGGCATTAAAATTGTGGTAAAAGTAGGCACTGGGGGCAGTGAGTTGAGCGAGCAAGATATTACGGTCGTCAGTAGCAGTACCTTGCGCAGTACTATAAGGTCTCGCAAAAAGATCCGCAGGTGCGTAGTTAACTTTATCCATATGATCATGGTAATAGTCACCCTCTAACCTATCGTTAACTCTCTGCGTGGCCTTCGCCTCATCCATGAACAACGCATCTCCAGCACTAACTCCTTCACTCGATTCACCATCTTCTGGACCTTGAGCAACCACGTTACGACGATATTGTGGGGGTCGATTATAATTAGGAACATCAACCCTCAACTTCGTAACGTCTTTACTAATGGTCTCCAAAAGACGCTGAACCACATCTCCTTGCGACATGCTTAAAAACTCTTCTAAATCATCAAAACCAAAATAACTCATTTGACTTCTCAATTTCTCACACCAATCTTTTTGACCAGACCGGTGATACCTAGCTACCTCCTCACGATAGGACAAAATGGCTTGCGGCCATATTTCTAACGCGCGGTGCTCCTCACAAAACATCATCATCTTAGACAATCTGTCAATCTGCAAAACGCCTGGGCCGTTGGTAAAACAGCGTCCCAAAAAATCATACTCCGAACGAGTGTTATCTGGCGTCCAAACAAAGGGTTCAAACCATCTAAAATTCTTACTTTTGTCAGCAGCAGTGAGCACAAACCCACAGTCTGCTATAGCATCAACGAGAACTTGTAAATCATACTTGTCACCATCTTCAACAACAACATAAGAATCGTCTCCCAGCAATATCAAAAACGCATACTTCCAAACATCATCATAAGAACAATTCAACATTTTAGATAACCCATAACAAAACAAGATCAAACCAGCAACTATATTAATTAACGTAGTCAAAAAACTGCCACTAGGGTGACCCGTTTTAGGCTCCAAAATGTCATCTCCAACTTGCATCCTATAAAACATCAAACGCCTTAACAACACCGCACGAATAAAATCCTCAGTAGACACAACTCCACTACTCAAAACTCTCCCCGCACAAATACTACGAATTACTCTCGCAACTAAAACACTAAACTCTGGACAAAAACTGATATCCATACCGTCAAAATCGGCCGTAAAAACCTTAGGGTTTCTAAAACCTTTAAACGATTGCTCATGAACAATATGAGCACTATCAGGATCTATTCCCAAAGCCGAGTGAACAGCCATGTTCTTTTTCAAAAACATAGCTGCCGCACCCATAAAGTACTTTCGCTGCAAGAGAAACTCATGACCAGGGGCTCCTGAGAACAACCTGCTATATCCAACATCAACTTTACCCTGCGATCTCACCTCTTCTTTAATACTCGTATGAGATGCAGACTCGAACGTAGCTCCAACAAGCAATCTTCTCTCACACTCCTCCAACATGGCCAGCGCACTCTCATTAGGAATAACGCTATCCGACAAACCTAACGCACTCAACTCAGACGCTGACATACAAAAAACCTCTTTCGTAGGCCCTAACTTGTTCCAGGGGGATCCTGAAGCAGTAGATCTACAAACACTAGGCAATACATCAGCTCCTGAAAACGTCTCATACCAATCAGGACTCATCACAATAGCTTCCTCGCACAAATGTGCTGCAACACTATCAGCAACCATCTCCAATTCTACGGGAATCCTCACATCCCGCGCCGCTCTCTCACTCAACTTAGAAAGTCTATACAACATTGGATCCTGCTGCTGACCATCAACTTCTCGCTGCTTCAACAAAGCCACACCATATTTCTCTATGCCTTCCACCTCTGGAACACCGGTTCTACCCAGTCTTCCATTAGGGAACACCGTTGAAACACTAGTGGACTTTGCACCCTCGAAACCAAGAACACTCGAAAGAGTATTCTCAGGGTTATCCAGGGCAGGATAACCAGTATGAACCATACTAGACAAACTAAACGTAACTTCATCAAAAGTACCAAATAAACGGGTATTATCCGTCTCATTGGCAGCCAAATGATAACCTACTACTATACCACCGTTCAATTTGTCGTTCTGGCGCTCTGCTATGTTTAAGTAAATAGCACCACACAAGCCGACGAAACCAGGACAATTAGTCTTCCTGACATTCTTCTTCTTGTGTGAATAACTTTCACCATTCAACTCATAAGAAATTTCTTCTTGTACCAAACCGTAAGTTCCGCTCTCCATTGACAACGAACCATCAATGTTGCGAAACACTCTCTGGCACAAACCAGCCATGGGGGTAACCTTAGCCAGTTTACTAAAATTATTTCTTACTCCGTTCAACTTAAAAGACTCCAACTTCAACACAGCACAATCGACTCCAACTTTCTCAATCACATAACCACACATCGAAGGTGAG